TGTTATGATAGTATGTGGGGGTCATAGTATTATGACCTCCAATATTGGTATAGATGATACTAATAAATTTTCTACCATATATTCTGAAAGTTTAAAGAGTAAAAATATACATACTGAACAGTATGGATTATTTGGTAACAATCTTAATTACCATACATTTTATCCAGATGTAAATATAAAACAATTTAATCCAGATGAGGATGAATTTATTGAACCAGTATTTAGATTACTATCAAATTGTATAGTATCCAAAAATTGGGTCCCAACTGAATTTCCTGAAGATGTTCTAAAGGAATCAATGAATCTTTTAGTTGGACAAACGGTAAATTGTGATCATGAGGATGATGTAGGTAATGCTATAGGTTCAGTAAAATCTGTTTATTGGCAAGATTCATATATAGATGAAGAAACTGGTATAACAATTCCTGGTGGTATAAATGGGGTATTAAAAATTGATGGTGTAAGTAATCCAAGAATTGCTAGAGGTATAAATATGGATCCACCATCCATACATTCTAATTCAGTTACAGTAGTATTTTATTGGGAACCATCTCATCAGTTTAATGAACTAGGTGAGTTTTATGAAAAGTTAGGTACTTATGATGAAAATGGTCAACTAATTAGAAGAATAGTTACTAAAATTGTGGCTTATAAAGAAACTTCTTTAGTTTCACATGGTGCTGATCCATTTGCTCAGTTAATAAAGGATAATAAAATAATAAATCCAATTTATGCAAATTCTGTTTATTCTTCATTTTCTGAAAAAGATGATATTGCGAATCATGTATCATTATATGATTTCAAGATAAATCAGGAAATTGATATAATGCACAATACCAGTAAAATTAATAATGAAGGACCATATAATTTTGGTGAAAGCAAAAATAAAGTTAATACAAACAAGATGAATGAATTAGAAAAATTCTTTGAGCAACTCTTTGGACAGAATATGCTCAGCTTAGCTGAGGGTTCTAAACCTAATTCTGAGCTTGCTCTTTCTCAGGTTAAAAATTTAATTTCTGAGAAACAAAGTCTGTCTGAAGCTATAGCTCAGGCAAATGATAATATTACTAAGCTAAATGAAGAAATTGTTTCATTAAAACAAACAATTGATTCAAATAAAGCATTAGTAAATATTGGAGAACAACATTTAAAAGATGTAAGAAATCATGCAATAGAATTTTACAAGAAATTAAATGGTGATAAAGTTGATGAAAATATTATTAGTTTGCTAGAAGCAGATACTACTAGTATAGCAACTTTAATTTCTTTATCTTCTTCTTATGAATCACAGTTAGAAGAAAAATTCCCTTTACATTGTGCTGATTGTGGTTCTAATAATATTAATAGGGGTTCTAGTATTGATAAGAAAGATAATAAACCTTCTGAAGACAAGAATTCAGAATCAATATCTAATTCTATCAGGAATTTAGCTAAATCAAAGTCTAAGAAAGTAAGCGAATAAAATAAAACTTTTAAGGTATGAGATATAATAATCCACAGAAAATGGTTGTAACTGGTCAACCTACTCCTCAGACGGTAATTTATAAAAGTGAATCACATAAATTACATCAAGCATTTCCAGTAAAAGCAAATGAGGTAATTTTACAAGGAAATCCAGTAAAATTAGAAGCTGATGGTACCATATCTAATTATTTTGGTACTGGTCTGTATTTAGGTATAGCTGTTACTGATAGCGTATATCCAGCATATCCACCTCAGGAACAAGGATATGAAGTAACAGTAATGGTAGAGGGATTTGCTATTGTATATGGTTTATCAGGTGAAGCATTTACTTCTGCTGGTGCTGTTTTACCAAATAAACAGGACGAAGATAGTCAATATGTTACTTACATGTTGGATGATGAAGAAGCAAGTACAACTAAAGCAAATCCTAAATTTATTGCTTTAAATAAAACTACAGCAGTAGATGAATTAGTACAAATATTAATCAGATAAATTATTTATAATTATGATAGATATAGCTAAAATGAGTTCTCAGGAACTTTTAAAAGAACTCCCTCAGAGTATCAAACAATTGGATGCTTGTCGTGCTGGTTCAAATGATATTCGTCCAGTAGATATTAGTTTTGGGGATTTTGTAAAAGATAGATATGGTATTTCCATGGAAGATTATATGGATAAAATTGGTATTGATACCAAAGTAACCACTATGGAAAATATCTTTACTATGCCTGATCAGAATATTCGTTGGTTAGTACCAGAAATTATTCGTTCAGCAATAAATCTTGGTATTTATGAAGCTCCTTTTTATCCAAATATTATAGCATCTGATCAAGCTATAAATGGGCTATCAGCTATTA